GCCTGAAAGGCGGCAATCATTGCTTCGTCCAAATGCGCCCAAGTGCTAGGATTGATATGTTCCATTGCCATTGTCGGTTTTTTGAAGACCCAGGCGTGACCACTCATACATACATCGGTCACCTCAAATTGGGGACATAGGTTTTTAAAGTCGGCGATCACAGAGATATGAAGATCCATGTTAAATAGTTTCGGTTTCTGTTGAACTTTCATCAATAACTGAGATAGGTTTTGAAAACTCATCTTTATTGAATACTTCCCAGCCGTGCTTTATATCTCTTACTAAAATAAGAATGATCAACGAATTACTTCTGGTTTTATCAGAAGTAATTTTATCGGCGTATCCGTTGTTGATTAAACTAGTTGATGTATCGGTTCTGTTACAAACTGGTCTACGGATGGCGGTATTTACTACGCTTGCCGCAGTAGCGGCGGTTCTTACAAAGAATCCTCTTGCTGTCGGTTCCCTTTTGTCCACGGAAACACTCGGTGCCGGCGTACTCAATTTAATCCATGTGTTCACGAGTTATACCGCGTTTGAGCAGTTAACAGGCGGCAATGCCATGGCACTCTTTTACACCTATCCCGTGTTTAATATTTTGGCGACTGCTGCGGTGTTCAAAGAAACTATTCCTCTCACTTCGGTACCTTGGATAACTCTAGCCCTAGGAGGTGCCATCGCACTTGCCCAGCCCACCGCTACCAATTGGACCCTGGTAGGCGTTATTAGTGCCCTACTTGCTGCACTCACTGAGGTCGGTATCTATATTTGGTTCCGGTTGCGCGAGGAGAAAGAATCAAACCAGCCATGGACGAAAATGATACAGATGTACGGTAGCAGCGGTGTTCTATGGGCAGTAGGAATCGCCGCCGCCGCCGCCGTCGGTGTTCTTGCAAAGAACACATTAAATATTACTCCCAGCGGACTCGGTAGTATTCTTGCCTTCAATTCGTTGGTAGGATTTACGGGCTATGCTTTGCGCTTTTTCCTTATTCCCCAAGTGAGCACAATCGTATTTAGCGTACTTTCGTTTTTTGGTATTGTGTCTGCCTATGTATTTGACTGGATTTTTACAAATCAGAAGCCGAATATGACGCAGATTCTGGGCGCGGTGGCGATTATGGTAGCGAATGGTATGTTGATTACGAGGGATATTGCCTAAAGATACTACTTTAAATATTATAAAATGTGTTATTCTCATATACGAAAAGGATTTTATATTTTTTCTTACCGCCCGCTGGAACATTGGGAGCGCAAACTTCTTATTGAAAATTCCTACCATAATACGAATCATATACTTTCAACAAAAGTATTACCAATTCAGGTTGCTCAGCGCAGATATGGTTCAATCCTAGCAAACAAAGAATTTAACCCAATCTATGTGAAGAATTGGTACACCTATGAATGCAATAAAGAGATATATCAAATCTATCCCCGCGAATTCAAATGGCTGGATATCCAAATTCCCAACAAAATTACGCATACAACATATATACCTGAACTCATAAATACTGGTGATACGCTCGTATTTGAGACCGAGGACAAAGTAAAGCACCTAAATTAACCCCATATAACAAGGATAGGATGGCTGCTACACCCGCAAATAGCCTAACCCTAGTGAGTACGGGTCTCGCTGATGCACGCTTGATGTCCCCTAAGGGCAATCCAGATATCCATCAGTTCGTTCATGTAATTAATAAAACAACGCGCTGGGCGGCGCAATGGAATCGTGTAGACTTTGACGGCACACCCGAGTTTGGTCAGCGTGTTTCTCTTACGATTCCCACAATCGGCGAGCTGGTAAATGCCATTATGATTGTTGTAGAGATGCCAGATATTTATAGCACACAAATCGCCGCGATACAAGCCATGGGCGGCACGAGTCTAACCGATCAAGGCAGCTTCTTAGGTCCGCTCTTCGGCTGGACAAACTCTCTTGGTCACGCGCTCATTCAGCAGATAGAATTGGAAATAGGCGGTCAGATCGTCGAAACATTCGATAGTCGACTGTTAGAAATCCTAGACGAATTGAACGAAACGGTGGAATCCGCAATAGCCAAGAATTTTATGATTAAACGTACTCCGCATGGATTTACAAATACAACATATTTGAGCCCTACGCCGACAACCGTGTATGTGCCGATTCCGTTTTGGTTTTCTAGACCAGGTGTTCATTCGCACGCTTTACCTTTACAGGCACTTAATAATAATGTCGTGCGTATTCATGTAACATTTCGTGGAATAAATGGATTGGTGTACACAGAAGCACGAGCAAATCCAAATACAATTGGTTTGAGTAATACACCGGCGTATACAGAACCGTATGCTCCTATGTTACCGATTGTAGGATCTCCTTTCTGGGGAGAAACTGCTGTTGATGCATCTGGTAGTCCAATCAAAATACTTGGTCCGGTTTACACTATGAATTCCTCTATGGGAACAGGTCCTGTTACGGGTGGAATTATTCCAGGTATTAGAATGCCGCTCCGTTTATCACCGATTGATGCGTATGCTATGATTGAGTATATTTCGTTGGAAGAGTACGAAGCAATCGTATTTCGTACAGCCGAGTTAACCTATCAAGTAAAGCAACATTTTGCAGTTCCGGTAGAGCAGACCCTGGGACAAACAGAAATTCATTTGAACATCCCGTACGCCAATCCTACGAAAGATATGATGTGGGTATTACAGCGACCCGAGGCGCAACTGTATAATGCCTATTTCTTATTTACACGCGATTTATATCCTACTCCAGTATCACAGCCTGAGGGCGGATCTCCGCCGCTGCCGAATCCTACTACAATTCCGTGGTGGCCTGATGCAATCTTACAACCATTACAACTCTATAATTGGCAGATTAAACCAGGATTTCAGGACTCGTATTCGGAGCCTTTGGCGGGGGCGGCACTCCATTACAATTCGTATGAGCGTTTTGTACACGAGGGTGGATCTTTCTTTCGGTCGGTGATTCCGTCGCAGTATTTTGTCAAATCTGCGGCGATTGACCGTTATATTTACGCCTATGCGTTTGGACATAAGAATGACCGGCTGGAGTATGAGCCGAAAGGAACGGCAAATTGGGATAAGATTCAGCGTAAGGAATTATATGTTACCTTGAATCCTTCGCGGGGTGGTGGAGCCCCGCCGAATATGAATTTATATGTATACATTACGATTTGGAACATTTTTAAGGTATATGGTGGTCGTGGTGCGATGTTGTTCAGTAACTAATCGCCGCGCCAATAGAAAAATTGAGATAATATTATATTTCATCTCAATTCACAATAACCTAGCCATGTATATTGGATATCCTATTAGCCTAAAGACCGCCTTTACGATGTTTGGCTACCGACAGCCTATGGAAGATGCTCAGCCCCGCTATAATGTAATGAGGCAGCACCTCGCAGAGCACAACCTAGATATCTACTTTTACGACAAGAATGTCTATATTCTAGGTATGCGAGTGAACGAGTTTCATGCAGGCAACGATACTCACTACACCGTCAACGATGCGTTTGAACTTATGATTGCGTATAAGCAGAAGGTCACTGCCGCACTGAAGGCAGCCGATGCGAATCTAGCAGAGTTTGATATTGAGGTGATGGAGGGGGAGCCACAGCGTGTCCAGAATCCGCAGCCGTACGTTATCACTTAGGTAGCCGCAATTGCTTCAATGTTACTTCAATAGGTTTTTTTTCGCCACGAGGTAAATTCACCATTGCTATACGACCATAAGCAGCAAAAGAGACGGTGCCGTTCCAGCAGATTCCGTCTTTGATATACATGTCAAACCGAGATTTGAGTTCTTGGACCTCGGGGGACGAATAAGGAATACCTAAATCAATTGTAAGTTTTTTCAAAACGGCAATTGATTCTTTGAGCCGATCCGCTTGCGGTTTCTCGGATATCACAGGCTCAGCCATTTATCAACCGACTGAAAAAAAGTGTTACTTACTACCGCCGTTCTCAGGAATGGGACCTGAAACTGCGCAGGTGCTGACACATACATTCATACCATAATAGTAATCGTACTTATTTTCAAATGATGGGAACTGTTTGATACAACTGCTGGTAGTATAGCAGCAGGAGGTGCTAAGTTTTCCACAGTCTCCGCCGGTATTATTTGCAACAAAGGTAGCATATTGATTCACATACAAAGCCCGAGCCTTATTTCGGCGAATAGTGTCGGATGCGTCCATCTACATAGCAGATTGAAAACCTTGGGTCATGGCTGCCGTTGCAGATCGCTGATGAGGTGTACTAAATGGGCTTGTCACATTAGGATCATCTACCGTCGTATTACGGCTGAGGAAGAATCCGTGCTGCGTGCCAAGCGCCGTCGTATTACTCACCATTCGGGTAAGCATCGCTACGCCCTCATCTGGTTCATGCTGTTCCTGCTGGCAGCGAACATCCTCAAGCATTTCATCCACCTGCGCCTGGAGGCGCGTGATAAACGGACGACCGACCGCTGGCGACATTGCCAGCGTATGCCCACATTGAAGTAGTTCGCCAATAGCACCGTTATAGTTCCTATGCGCTATCAATCCCGTCACGGTGGTCATTATAGTGGCAAGACGGACGCGCTGGACCTGCTCCTCAATGTCGAGCGTATTGAGGGCACCGGTACCCGCTGCCACGACAACACTACAATCACACCCATCCTCTCGCCATGTTAGTTGTGCAGGTGAGCCGGTGCCGCGAAAGAGAACCCACTGGGGCTTCTCGGCAATGAGAGGACCGACACGATACACATTAGGATGTTCCCTATCCATACCAAGTTCTACACAAATACCACCGGTACTCGCCGTAAGCACTGCGTTAAATCCAACCTGATCGGCAAGTCCACCCACAATATCGCCGATGATTGCGGGAATGAGTTCGGTAGAGTCGGCGTAGGTGTAGGAGCCGCGGCTGCGTACCGCCATATCACGAAGCAGTTCAACATTATGTTTAGCACCAAAACCAAGGGTATTGACAGGCGTACCGGCAGGAAGTTGGCTGGCAAGAATTCGTAGAAGACCAACACCGCTTGTGTGACCAACATTGACATATCCATCCGTCATAAGAAATACAGCGTCTATAGGAAGTGTCAGTGCTACCATACCAAGGGTCTCAAATGCGGCTTCCATATTCGTGCCTCCTTCGGCGGTTAAACCTTCCACAATTGAGTGAAGATGGTCACGCGTAGCCGGTTCAATCTGTACAGCATCTGCAAGAATCGTACCGGCATTTGCATACTGAATAATTGAAAGCACATCGTGGTCTGCCATACCATCAATAAGTAGGTGAAGGGTACGAATCACGGCTTCTAGTGGCTCTCCCTCCATACTTCCACTTGTATCTAGGAGGAGTGCAATATGGTAGGCGGGGCGGGTCGCAGCGGCAGTGCGACGAGGTAGCATTCGTACCGCGAAGATATCTCCGTAAGACGCAGCATCTACTTGAATAGGCATCGTATGCCGATTCAAATACTTAAAACAATCGTGTCAATTTTTTTCAAGTTTAAGTCTTTGTATCGCTCGCATAATTCTGCGTGAGCAGAGTATTCATGCGTTTATAGCGAATGTAGTCGGCATGCGAGCGGAAGGTAGGAAACGGTGTGCCGCCGCCCGGAGCACTTGTATATACAATGCCAGTACTAGGAGCATAGGAATAGACATTATAATTATTCGATTCGGAGCTGTAGAGTGCCTTGCCGCCGGTGAAGTAGGTGGTATCGGCGGCAGAACGGTCATTAGGCTGCTTACGAAAGAGAAGTACACCACAACTCTCGGCGCAGTAGTTAACTGTTGACAATGGCAGTGCAGGATCAGGGTAATATACATACGCGGTTGATGTATATACCGACATATTTAATGTGCCATTAGAAATTCTTTCTCGTAGGCGGCTTCCATTTCGGGCAGAGGGACTTCACGGTAATCGCGAATAAATTCGGCAAACGGACCCTTGCGAATAGAGATCACGCCAGCGTTTTCGGTAATAATATTGTAGAGTGTTTTCGTTCCACACTTATCTTCCGTCCAGAGTTTCGCACTACGAACCCAGGTATTATTAGGAGTATCATAGACAAGTTGCGCAGCAGATAATACGAAGCCCTTCGGGGTTGTAATGGTAGAATCACACTGTTCTTTTACAATACCGAGCACCTTACCTGAATGTTTTACTATATCTCCTATCGAAATCTCGTCCATGCGTTTCCATGAGCCGTCAGCCATCTTTACGGAGACATCTCCGCCGACACCAAGGCTGTAATCGGCAACAAGTCCCTTGTCGTCAACTGCACCGCTATTGAGCGCAGCCGAAGCCACTTTCTGTGTTGCCGTTACGACATCCGCCGATGAGTGCTCATCGTAGTCGGCGACAACGAGCCCCTCCTTTCCAACGGCAAAGCGGTGACCGGTACAGTTGAGGCATACCAATTCGGGGATAGATGCAGCGAAGTCAGCCAGTGGGTGTGACTCTGCCGTCACCATGCCCCCATTTACAGAGACATAATGTTGGGAGCTCAGGAGTACATCACCGATAGAGACCATCGGTGTCTTTTCACCGTTGAAGCGGAATACAGAGGTTACAACAGGTGTAGGATTTCCAGGAACGCTGGCAAGTACATCACCGATTGCCACCGAAGATATAGGTTTGAAAGAGCCGTCTGCCATTTTTACAGGTGTATTCGGCGCAAAGCAGAATTCCATAATAAATTGTACCAAGTCGTTGTCGGCTAAGTTAAATGCGGTGGTCATGGCAGACTGTCCCATAAAGAGCACGGCGAACATAGAGCCGTACACTTTGCCCATCAAGTTTAGAATACGAATAAAACTCATGCGGACATTATTCATTAAAAACTGAATTTTATTGCGAATGCTTAATATGAAATTTTCAACACCGCCTAAGAAGTTTGAGAACATGCCACGGATACTCATAGCGGCGTTTACAACGCTTTCGAGCACTTCATGGAATGTTCCAAGGATAGCGTATATAGGAGCGAATACTTCGGCAGCCTTGAAATTAAAGACACCTTGTACACAAAAGTTAAAATTATCTATAGGATTATATCCAAAGTTGCCTACAAAAGGCATAAACAATGGATTACATCGGTATTTTCCAAAATTCTTTTTAATATCCTTAATATTTTGCAGTTGAAATGATACTGCTAAAATACCAAGTTGTACTAATGTAATGACTAGAAAGATGATTATAGTAGTTGTATAACCCTCTTTCCAGGCGATCATCTTCTCCAAATCAGTTTCCCCGTTTGAATCCATGACGGGAAGCCCTCTCTGTTGGAAGCCGTGATTTTACTTGGGTGTTTCTTCCCCCTGTGCAGATTGTTTACGAGCGCGTTTCTTATAAGTTCGTCTGCGCGCCTTTGTTCGGGCTCCTCGTGTACCTGCTGTTTGTGGTATCGGGGTACTTGTTTCATTATTTGCTACTTCTACTTGAGCCTGCTCCGACTCCTTTTCCGCCTTTGACTTTTCAAGTTCCGCTTGTGCTTGTTTCTTTTTAATATCGGCAATCTGTGTTGCATATTCTGCTTGCTGTCGTGTGCGTTCAAGATCATCCTGGGCTGCCTGTACATCATCCGCGGTGAGTTCTTCACCTCCGCCTTTTGTGGATGGTGGGGCAGGGTCGGATGTTGCAGTTGACGCTGGCGGTGTAGCGCCTGAGACATCCGTAGAAGCATCAGATACATCCGTGGTGACGGCGGCACCAGATACATCCGTAGCGACGGCAGCACCAGATACATCCGTAGAAGCACCAGATACATCCGTAGAAGCACCAGATACATCCGTAGCGACGGCAGCACCAGATAAGTCAGTTGTCTCTGCCTCAGGTGTGTCTACATATGAGGTATCAACATCGTTCCAACTACTTACGGAAAAAAATCCACCCATTCTACCAAGTCGGTAGATTTATAATAGATTTAATCTAACTTACTTTTAATCCAAGCAATATCATTCTTAAATGTCTTGCTAGCGGCAGGCGAAGTCCGCTTTGTGTAGGTAGCAACCGCCTGGAGTTTACGACGAACTGTGAGGGAGCCGTATTTGGCGACCGCCTTACGCAATGCGGCGTGGCGGCGAGGGCTAGAGAGTTTTAGTACATTTGTGTAACCAAACTGTGATAGGTCGCCCTCGCGTAGAGGACCTATACCGGGACGACCGTTGGGTCCTTTATATCCCTTACCAGGAAGACCACGATTCTTAATCAATGCCGAAGGAACGTGTACACGCTTACCGCTCTTGAGTTTGCGTGTATATGCCGCACGGCGGATAAAACCGCGATGTTTGCGAGTGGGCGCCATCTATATTTCGGTCTTAGAAATTGTATAATTCATTCACCCACTACAAGGATGTTGGCGTTCATAGGATTGACCTGTGTGCTGCTCTTCGGAGTTCTTTACTACTTTGCAAAAGTGAATCAAAAAGATGTCTTAGCACATTGGGAAGAGTATAATAAAAATCCACTTTTCGTATTCTTCTTGGCTCCACTATACAAGCCTGATGGTGATTCACGGTCCCGGATTCAATTTGCTATAGATAATTTCATGAATGTTCTTTTAACCTTTGCCGACGAAACGATGAAGATGTTTATGCAACCGATTATGGCTATCTTCAAAATGCTTACAGATACAATTGATGATACAGTAAATGGACTGTTTAATGTGCGCGGACTCTTGAAAGTGATGTGGAGCCGATTCAACAGCATGACCGCCGTATTTATGAATCGCTTTCAAGGTACCTTAACTGCCCTAAGAGCAACATTTATGAAACTTCATTCTGCGATAGGCAAAACATTTGCAATTTCGGTTGCAGGAATTATGTCAGGACTTGCCGCATTACAAACGACATTTAGCGTATTTGATCTTGTTGTGAATATTATTCTAACGATTCTTGTCATCATTGCTGCAATTTTCATTTGGTTACCCTTCATCTTTATTCCAGTGATTGTATTGATTGTATTGGCAGTTCAAATGATTGAGAACGCAGGTCAAGGCGACAAGGTGACCGGCATGGCGGGTATCTTCTGTTTTGAGGAAGGAACACTTGTAGATGCAGCCGACGGAAATACAATAACAATAGAACGCGTTAAACTTGGAGACCAACTTGCTGACGGCGCACAAGTGACCGGTGTTTTTGCATTTGAGCAAGATACAGATGATATGTACGAACTATACGGTGTGAATGTATCAGGCTCGCATATTGTATACACAAATAATACACCGCAGTTTGTCAAGGATCATCCCCAGGCACACAAACTCCCCCAACAAACCCGTAAGGTCTATTGTCTAATTACCAGTAATCGCCGTATTCCTGTACACTCCAGCAACGGTACGACCATATTTGCGGACTGGGAGGAGTTAGACAACAATCTAGAGGATTTAGCGGAGTGGAATAAACGCGTATTTACGCTACTGAACCCACAGCAGATTTACTTAGAGCCGAGCTTAGATTCGCTTACATCGGAAGCCGGTTTTACGGGGAAAACTCATGTAATGACACCATTAGGTCCTATGGAAATTCGCGAAATTGTTCCCGGATGTAAAGTGATTGGTGCCGATGGTAAACAGACAACAGTACGCGGTATTGTACGGCTCGCCCCGAACGAGGTTCTTAATGCGGTTCCATTAAGTGAGCAGTCGTATATGTCATCCGGCACTTGGACGAAGGTCGCCGATACATGGTTACAGCAGCATACATTATGTGCCCGCAAACTTGACAACGAAGAGTGGTTCCAACTCTTTACGGATTCAGGCACATTTACCGTGATTGAAGGCGGACAGTTTATCGAAGTTCGTGACTTTACTGATGTTGGAAGTTCAGAGATTCATAAGACATATGACTGGGTTTTGGAAACATTAACGACAGCAACGGAGAAAATCTAATCTATAACTAAAGCAAATGTCTCCCAGAATCGTATTCGCGCTCACCATGTTGGGTCTCCTTCTGTTGGCAAATCTGCTAATGATCAACGGATTCACGAATTACCCTATTCGTGCGGAGGGTTTCGTTGATTACATGCTGGACAATGCGGCACCCACGGGTGATAACTACCAGGCGATCGGCACATATGATAATGTTGTGAAGAAGCCGGCGAATGGTCTATCTAACTGGCGCGGTCCGGCACCCAATGAGCCATTGCTGGGTCCCGATGTTAAGCTCGGTCCCGACAATCTCTTCATGTTTAAGAATAACCAGTGCAAGCCCGAGTGCTGCCCTTCCAGCTACACTTGCAGCAGCGGCTGCGTCTGCACAACGGCTCAGCAGCGTGACTTCATTGCCAGCCGCGGTGGCAACCGTAATGTCCCCACGGATCTATAAATCCATACCATTATACTTTCATAATATGCTATGAGCATATACTGAAATGTTATACGAGTTCCATACCAGACAACTCCTTCATCATGCGCTTACTGGTGGTCTCTACCAGCAGTCCATTTGCATACACACCGTAGTTGTAATAGTAATTGTCATTTTCGAGGGCAAAATGCCAAACTGTCTGTAAACCCTCTTCGGTGTAAGGCTTGGCGCGTTCGTCTAGGCACGCCATGAGACGGTACTTATTGTCCGTCACAAAGATACGACCGGCAAGTTCAGTGATATCCTTACGCTGCTCCTCTGTAATGTCATCAACGAGAATGGAGTGGCAACCGGTGATTACAAGATCCTCAAATACTTCAGGATAGTTCTCCTTGGTACACTTGTACAGACGGTCCTTGCCGCGAATTGTGTGCGAAGGATTATATATCTTGGAGGAACCAATCATATCCACCTTCTTGTATCCATCAAGCGATGTCTTCACAAGGGTACCTGCTTTCATATCCTGAATCTGTACAT